GATACAATGGCACACCTTCTGGTTGGTCGAACGAATGTGAGGATGAGTTTCTCTATGAGGACGGTGGAACATATCTCAAAACCAAACCAGAGGTGTTACATGCTGAAATGAATGCTCTGATGAAACTTGCTCGCTCTTCGGAATCCGGTAAAGATGCATCAATCTTTGTAACACATTTTCCTTGCATTGAATGTGCAAAATGTATTTACCAAGCGGGTATATCTGTGTTATACTATAGGAATACATACGAAGCATCAAAGGGTTGCGGTCAGCAGTTTCTATCGCAATGTGACATACCGTCCATCAAAGTAGTAGGAAAAAAACTTGACTGAAGTGAATATGGAAGAGATGATTCTCTCCAATCTTTTAAATAATGAAAACTATATTAGAAATGTATCACCGTTTTTAAAGAAAGAATATTTTAGTCATTCGAATGTGACTGTCTTTCGTTTGATCTTTGATTACTTTACACAATATAATAACTCACCCACTAAACATGCCCTTAAAATCGAACTTGATAATCTCAGTGTCAATCAAGATAACTATGATTATAGTATAGACCTGATCGGCCGATTAAACACCTCAGAAGATGATAATGATTGGTTGAGCGAAAAGACCGAGAAGTGGTGTCAAGACAAGGCAATCTATAATGCCATCATGGAATCAATACAGGTTATTGAAGGCAACTCTAAGAAAGATAAGGGTGCGTTACCAGAGATTCTATCGGATGCTCTCGCGGTATCATTTGACACACATATTGGTCACGATTTCCTTGAAGATTCACAACAACGATATGACTTCTATCATCAGAAGGTAGAACGAACTTCTTTTGATATTGATCTTTTCAATACGATCACTCGCGGTGGTGTTCCTCGTAAAACTCTCAATGTTATACTAGCTGGCACTGGCGTTGGAAAAACCCTGATGATGTGTCACTTCGCAGCGGCAAATATGATGGAAGGTAAGAATGTTTTATACATTACACTTGAGGTTGCTGAAGAACGCATTGCTGAAAGAATCGATGCTAACCTGATGGACATTCCGCTGAATGAGTTAGAAACTTATCCTAAGCAAACATTTGAAACCAAGATCGATCGTATTCGTAAAAAGACTGAAGGTAAACTGGTCATCAAGGAATATCCTACTGCCTCTGTTGGCGCAGCGCACTTCCGTCATTTACTGAATGAATTAAAATTAAAGAAAAAGTTTTCGCCTGATATTATCTATATTGACTATCTGAACTTGTGCATTTCATCTCGAATGAAAATGGGCGGTGTCGTGAATAGTTATACTCTTGTAAAAGCCATCGCAGAAGAACTGAGAGGACTTGCCGTTGAAAACAACCTACCGATCTTTACAGCAACGCAGACAAATCGTACTGGTTTTACATCGTCCGATGTGGGACTCGAAGACACCTCAGAATCATTCGGACTCCCAGCAACAGCAGACTTTATGGTCGCTGCCATCTCGTCAGAAGAACTCGAAGGAATGAATCAGATAATGATCAAACAACTAAAGAATCGTTACGGCGATCCATCAATGCACCGAAGGTTCGTTGTCGGTGTTGATCGGTCAAGAATGAAACTATACAATGCTGAAAATCAACAGGCAGTAATACCATCTATAGATGACAAACCCGTGATGGATAACAGTGACTTTGGTGCTGGACTGAAACGCGAACGTGTAGATAAAACGGTGTTTAACTCATGGAAATAAGGAGGCAGAAGATGTTAAAAATCAATTATAAATTTAATGAGGATATATTGATCGAGGAGTTTAAGGAATACATCGAATCAACATATGACAGTCACTATGGAACTGGAGGTATTCAGTCGCTTGAAGTAATCTCAGACAGAGGTCGTGGTCTAGACTTTTGTTTGGGTAATGTAGATAAATACAATGATCGTTATGGTAAAAAAGGATCGATAGAAGACGCCCGAAAAGATATTTTGAAAATTATTCATTATGGTTTTTTGGCACTCAACGAACACGATCAACAATATGCAGTTCAGACATCAACGATCTCAGGTGATATAGGATTTGACTTGATGTATAACGATGAAGAAGAATTTTTCGCTGATGGAGAAACAGTAACTATATCAATAGCCGATACGGAAGAAATTTATGAAGATTAATATAAAATTAATATCATTCTATATATTTTGTTCACCCATTGCAATTGTGTGGGATATTATATTCCATACAATACATCTCATACACAATTTGGCAGTAATGATCGACGACAAAGGTTCGGTATTGCTCGATGATCTGAAAGACCGAGCAGAAAAACCGTAAGTCATTGATTCCATTAGAGTTTTTTAGACTTTACTTTGTACTCCTAATTTAGTATAATGGTTGTATTGATTGAGGAGATACCTATATGAAGTTTTCAGTTTACCAGTCTCAAGTTTCTCGCGCTGCTATTGACCGCGTCAACACTAATGGTTGGGAAGTTGCTATCCGCGAGTTCCCCGAACTGGCAGTTGACCGTGATGTCAAATTTTTCGGTAGTGAGCAATTTGAGACTTCAATGTTTCAGTACTATGTCTTGGTTGCCGAGATGACTGACATCTCTAACCTTGAAGATGTTTTCCATGTTGGTAATGGTTACGGCGATCAGTCTAAGATGACTCGCGTTGCTGACCGTATGCATTCTCTAAGTGTTGGCGACATCATTTTCTGTCACGATACCAATACTTTCCTAATGTGCGACCCCGAAGGTTGGACTGGTATTTCTATCAAGGAGGCAGCGTAATGAAAACGGTCAAGGTTCAAGGTGTGCAGTATCCTGCTAAACAACTTCTTGAGTTATTCTCCGATGAGAACATGAAGAAATATCATGCTCGCATTGAGCGTGATCGGGCCCGCGCGGTGAAGCGCAGAAAGGGTCAGATAGATTTGTTTATGGGAGTCTAAAATGGATTATCAAAATTCTATCGATACGATTACTCGTTATGCGCTCGGTGAGCAGATTGATGATACGTCCTATAACATGATTCGTTTGTTCACCGACTATGGTAATATCGGTGATATTGCAGAAGTGATTGTTAGCAACTACATGGGTTACAAAAATGCTGAAGATAGCATTCATGGTTGTGATGCGTTCAATACTGAGGGTCGTGCTGTAGAAATTAAGACTGAACGGAAGACCCCGCTTGCAGGCAAAGCCGCTTGGACTTCTACAAACTATGAAGATAAACTTATCAAGTTGATTAAAAGTGACCAAGAGTATCTTCAGGTAGGGTTCACATCAAAGGGTCGTCTGATTTACATCATTCGCACAGAATTGAATAAGACTGGTATTATTGCCAAAATTGGTGAAGCGATTGAAAATCACAAGGGTAAGTCAACAAATCTTACACCGAAGACTGCACACACTCAACTTGGTGACAACTTTGAGGTCGTATATCTTAGTGAGAAGTATCTGAACAAAACTGATATTAATAGTGTTTTCAAGAAAAAACTTCTAAAAAACTTCTAAGTCATTGATTTCATTGAACTTATCCGATATTGACTTTGACCTCGGTTTATCGTATAATGGTTACAAGTTGAGAGATTGAGAGAAAGGGAATCGTAATATGTTATCAAATTTTGTAGTTAAGACCGCAGCGAGTGCCTACCCTTGTCACGTGGAGTTCGACCGATACTTTCTGAGCGGTACTCTGGAAGGCACCACCCACACTGACAAGATGGGTTTCATGTCCTGGGATGATGCCTGCACTTGGGCAGGACTCGTTACCCAGAATGTAAATGTGGATTACGTGGTACTTGAAATGCGTGATCTGAAGACTGGCAACAAGGAGAACTTCTAATGACCGATCAAATGAATGAAGCACTTGACACCCTCTTTGATCGTATCGTTGACGACTATGCCCGATTCGTAAAAGACTTTGATCATCCCCGTGTCGACCGTTTTCACGCTGGTTTGACTATTAGTGGGGGCAAAAAGTACATCAAGATAATCAAGGGCGACACCAAGGACGACCAAACCACGGTGTGGGGTTTCATTGTCAAGGAAGATGATGAGAAATTTCGTTCTGGTGACATCTTAAAGGCAGCATCTTGGGCGACACCTGCTCGCAACAAACCACGAGGCAACGTCCTTCAGGGTGACTTCTCATGGGTACGCTGGACTGGGGTAGCGTAATGGAAAATACTTATTCGAACCGCAAGTTGATTCGTAACGCAATACGGACACCAGATGGTACTGTCATTGAATCGTGTACTCGTCATGACTATGTGACTTATACAGATGCCAATGGTAAAGAATACATGATCGATGGCGGTTTAGATTATGTGAGAAGTTCAGCTCATAAAGATCAAACATCATTAGCTTTGTATGATGATGAGCCTCATGAAGTACAGCGTAAGATTATTAAATGGGGAACATATGGTATCGATGGTAAACAACCTTTACAATTCAAGCCAATCGCCGACATGAATACTGATCATATTAAAGCTGTCTTGAGAACACAAAATTTTATATCTCCTGTTATTAAGGCTTGCATGATTGTCGAGCTAGAGGAACGAGATAACGTTTAACACCCCGTTGTAATTGACGGCAAATACGGAAAAGGATATCAGGTAATATGAAAAATACTTATTGGAACAGCAAGTTACAACAAACCACAATCGCGGTCGCAATGTTATTGACCATAGGTTGTTCAACCCAACCATCTACATATGTTGATAATTCAACAGCAGACCAAAGAGATATTCAAGCAACTGGAGCAGCTGCGGCTGCCGCGGCACATTCTAATAATAGTAAGAATGTTGATATTGAAGTAAACTCTAATGTTCCGTTAGTGCGAGGAACAAACGTTTCTTCGCTCAACTATCAAGAATTACCTGGCGTGTGTTGTGCCTATAACTCTGACGGCACTCGTAACTACGAGCGCGAACATGAGATTTACATTCAGAAACAGTATGGGCGGATACAACGTGATCGAAGAAATACTTACAGCGGGTATGCCTCGCAACGCGCCAAACAAAATTTCAAAAATAAAATGGAACGTAAGATAGACGAGAAAATAAATCACTTCTTGAATAAGTTATTTTAATGAATATATTTCCACTTGAATATAGACCTGGTTCAGATGAACCTTGTCCAGTCTTATCGGCTCAAGTCCAGTGTGATAAACATGTGGTGAAAATGCCAACTGAGTCCGGACAAATGCTTTCAACAGCACATCGTATGCTTGACGGTAAACTCACTATGCGACCATCAGTATCAGGCAAACGCATGGTCAAATACTGGGACTTGTTTGAAGGTCGCGATGATCTTGAAGCGGAGATGATATATTATAGAGCCGTTCATATGGGACATCCTTCCACTGTATGGACTATGGAAACAGAATCCAACTACCGATGGCATTGGCGACACATGTATACGCTCTGTGCCGAGTATACGCATCGATACGGTAAGTTTCATGGCGCGGAAAAGGTTCTATGGCCTTTGCGTTCTCCTCCTCGTAACATACCCAAAGGTCCTCTGACGAAAATGCCTTTAGCAATGAAGTCAAACCCAGAGTGTATGAAAGATGACGTTGTTGAGTCCTATCGTTTATTCTATCAGACCAAACAAGAAAGGTTCTCAATGACTTGGAAAAATCGTGACGTACCTACTTGGTTCAAACAAACAGAACTGGCGGCCGCATAAATAATGCCATACCACTCTACTCATAGGGATGAGTTATGGCCGCGGGACGTATTAATAAACTTAGCATAACAAAAGAAAATGCGCTGAAAAAGTGCATTGCGCCTTACACATACACAATTAAAGAACAAAATAACTCGACTGCAATTGTGATTGTGCGGGCACCTTCCACAGAACGATCAGATGTGAAGGTTGCTATTGAGAAAAAACTAAAAACTAAAAAATATGACTATGTTGGTGTTCGTGCTGGTGGAAGTATCGGCGCGACTGACATTATGGTTGATGATTACAAAGTCAGAGTCACCTACAAAGCTTTGTCAGGCGGTATGTCTGAAACAACTTTGAATTCAACGATCACCGAACTGGCGCCTGCACTGGCATTCATGTCCAATAAGAAGACTTTCTCAGATGTGAATAAATTTTATTCTTTTCTGGAAGCAACCCTTAAACAGGCAAACCAGTCTGGTTGTTATCTAAACACAAAAGATCAACAAGCAGGACATGACTTCATTAAAGATATGCCAACATCTTCTAAGTTTAAAGAGAAGATGGAGAATGCAATGGGTGTACTCAAATATCTATGGGCACTCGACAAAGATACGCCAATCGAACAAGTCTATTTTGCTTATCGTGCAAAACCAATAGGTGTCAATACCGACCACAAAGGCGATCTATTTGTTAAGTTTAAGACTGGAAGTATGCTAGGTGTATCACTGAAAGCCGGCAGCGCGAAGTCTGCTGAACCTCAATTAAATACATACGTTAATAAGTTCTTTGATGATATGAATCGTCAGACCGACAAGAATAAATTGAAGGCCTCGGTGTACAGAAACGTACACGAAAAGGTGGGTTTACCGGAGAAGTGGCAAGAGGCAGCCAATAAGAAAGATGCAATTGAAACGATTGAACAGTTTAAGACAGATAAACCGGCCGAGTATGAAACACTGTACGACAAACAGTTGGAGTTGTGTAGAAAAGCGGTAATCGATGCGGTCAATTTGAATAAGAAAGACGCAGAAAATTACATTAAAAGAAAAATTATTAAAAGAGACGAGAATGTGCCTCTTGAGGTCGTGAAGGCATTCGGAAAAGATTTTAAATATGTGACAGATGAAGACGCAATTGAAACGCATCTTCCGGGTTGTAAAAAAATTGTAGCGCGTAAATCGTCATCGTCGAAACAGGAATGGTTTATCGATCTTATTGCAAAAGAAACAATTACGATGAAAATGTCTATTCGTACCAATCAACCACCGCCGAATAATAAAATCGCACAGGGATTTAATTTGGCTATTAAATTTAACGGAATCGGCCATTGATAAATAGATAGAAATAAAACTTCTATCGAGTAATGTGCGATTTCTCATTTAAGTAAAGGATTTATGATGAAAACATTTAATCAGTTTATTTTAGAGGCATTCGATAAACCTTATCCTGTCAAACTAAAGAAAGTTGACAGCCTGGAGTATGTCTCTAAGACAAAGTTACCTGACGGATCAAATTTGGAAATAGAATTCACCGGTGTCGAATTTGATGACATACAGTGGAACATTGTATTTACCCGTGACGGCAGTATTAAAAAAACAGGTGAAGGCGACGAAATGAAAATCTTCGCCACAGTGATTTCCGCGACTGAGAAATTTCTTAAAAAAGTAAAGCCAAACTATGTGTCGTTCACGGCAGACAAATCTATGGGTGTTAGTAGAACAAGTTTATACAGCAAACTGTTAAAAAGATACGCTTCCAAGTGGGGATACAAGACAACAACTGACAAGTCATCTTCGAGTTCAGATGTTTTTCACATGGAGAAAAAATGAAAACATTTAATCAATTTATTTCTGAGGGAGTCAATGACCCCGCAATTTTTAAAGCAGTTTTCCTCGCAGGTGGTCCTGGTTCTGGTAAGTCATTCATCGTAGGTAAGACTGGTCTTCCGCAACTTGGTTTCCGTGTTGTCAACTCAGACGATGCATTTGAGAATGCAATGAAGAAGTCTGGTAAGGCAATGACACCTGATGAGATTTTCTCTAATGAAGGTCAAGCAATTCGTGGTAGAGCAAAAATGATCACCGCTAAAAAGTTAGAGAGATATTTGAAAGGTCGTTTAGGTGTTGTTATTGATGGAACAGGCCGAGACTTCGCAAAACTCAAAAAGCAATCCAAGATGATGAAAGATTTAGGTTATGATGTTTCAATGATATTTGTAAACACCGACAAAGAAACCGCACTTGAACGTAATCGAAACCGCGAGCGTTCATTGCCCGATGAAGAAGTCGCTAAGATGTGGGAATTAATTCAGAAGAATATCGGTATGTTTCAAACCCATTTTGGCAAAAAGAACTTTTTAGTGGTTGATAACTCAAACGGTAAGGACTATAAGGCAGAGACGCTTCGGGCATATAAAGACGTATTGAAGTTTACAAAAAGACCAATTGATAATAAACTTGCTAAAGGATGGATCTCTCAAGAGAAAGCCAGAAACAAAACATAGGGTGATTAATTTCATTAGACATAACGTAAAGGTAAATTACGCATGATAAAACAATCAGGAGGTTTCCGCTCCGTGTTGTCGTTCGACCGTTTCTTAATTGAACAAAAGAACACACACATGGAGCACCTTTGACTTGAGGACCTAATATTTGATGGAGGTGTGAAAGGAACCCGCAAGTCAATCAATTTCCTCCGTGACCTTCGTGACATGTTGTCGGGCAATAACAAATCATCAGTTATCCGAACGGTCAAGTGGGATGGTGCTCCTGCTATATTTGTTGGTGTTGACCCGCGTGACGGTGAGTTCTTCGTTGCAAAGAAAGGTATCTTTAATAAGAACCCAAAGGTATACAAGACTCCCGCAGATGTGAAGGCAGATACTTCCGGCGACCTTCAAACAAAGTTACTGATCGCACTTGAGGAATTCTCCAAGTTAGGAATTAAGAGTGGAGTATATCAAGGCGACCTAATGTTTACGAAAGGTGACGTTAGTAAGGAGACCATCGATGGAGAAAGTCTTTATACTTTTCAACCTAACACTATTGTTTATGCTGTGCCTGTCAAGTCTAGTCTTGGAAAATCGATATTCAAAGCTAATATCGGTGTTGTTTGGCATACTACTTACACTGGTGATTCTTTTGAGTCTATGTCTGCTTCTTTTGGTAAAGATATAGTGAAGGGATTTAAATCTAGTTCTTCTATTTGGCAAGACGATGCAACCTATAAAGATGTGAGTGGAGCGGCATCATTTACTAAATCAGAAACAGAAGAGGTGACAAAAATACTCTCATCTGCTGGCGCATTGTTCCGTAAGATACCGTCGAAACTTCTTGATGAGTTTAAGAACAATAAAGAGTTCCGAGAAAAAACCAAGGTGTATAATAATACATTCGTTCGAGCAGGAAAGAAGATTAATCCTAAAACTCATGTCAAAGGATTGATGGATTACATTTACAATTTCTATCAAAAAGAAATTGATAAAAAGAAAACGGAGAAGTCAAAGAAAGTCTGGGTCGATAGACAGATTGATGCGATGTCAGTCTTTAACGAATATAGTAAAAACGATTTATCAAATGTATTCTTATTGGTCAATCTACTGGCAGACGCTAAAGATTTGATTATAAATAAAATGAATAAAGCGAGTGGTATGTCTACCTTTCTACGAACACGCAATGGATTCAAAGTGACGGAACAGGAAGGATTTGTTGCGATAGACCATCTATCCAATGATGCTGTAAAATTGGTTGACCGATTGGGATTCTCTCAGGCCAATTTTTCACCGGACATAATCAAAGGTTGGGAAAAATAATTTTAAATAATGAAGGATAGATGATGACTGAAAATAATGGGCAGTTCCAACAATTAATTTCTAAGAGAAAGTGTGGATTCGAAGGTGTTCCTGAATTCTGGTGGATTACATCTGATCGGGGTGCTTATGGAAGCGAAAGGTCTGGACCACTGTGCGATTGGATTACAAATCGCGATGACTTCATGAGACCGGTCAAACAGTTCAATACTGTAATACAGGCCGGTGGCAACTGTGGAATGTATCCTCGTTTTTACGCAAACTATTTTGAAAATGTATATACATTTGAACCTTGTCCAATCAACTACGCTTGTTTGGAGTTAAACTGTGTGGGCGACCAGTATCACAAATACTTTGGTGGTCTGGGTGCTGACACACTCAGTAAAACTATAGTCCGCAAATCGATGATAAATGTCGGAGAACATCAGATATCTGAAACACCTGGCGACACTGTGATGTATACAATCGATGGATTGAACTTAGAACAATGTGATCTAATACATTTAGATGTTGAAACTTATGAACCAAAAGTGTTGATCGGTGCTCTACAAACAATTCAAAAATTCAGACCTCCAATCATACTAGAACAGGGATCTGGGTATCATGTAATTGAATTAGAAGGTTATGTTGAGTATAGTAAAGGAAGAATGGACACGGTGTATATTTACGACCCCAAGTAATCATTTTATAAAAATTAAAAATGTATAAATAAACATGTAAGCAGTTTAGGCTACGGCAGACCTGCGCTAACTGGGATAAGGTTAAGGCAAACTCCAATTATGAAAGTAACCGAAAATAACAGTGTTGGGCGTTCACTGGAAAACATCGAAAAGTCTCATTTATCCGAGAAAGCCGGGTCTGCCGCAGTCGTTTCTTTTGGTAGACTAAATCCACCTACAACTGGTCACGAGAAACTGGTTGATAAGGTGAAGTCTGTCGCGAAGAAAGAAGGCGCAGACGCAAAGGTTTATATGTCCCATAAGCAGGACAAAAAGACGAATCCCCTCTCTTATAACGACAAGTATAAGTTCGCCAAAAAATCATTCGGCAATGTGATGAAAAAATCCAAGGCCCGAACAATCATAGAAGTTCTAAAAGAACTCGATAAAGACTATGACGATGTAAAGGTTGTTGTAGGAAGCGATCGCGTGTCCGAGTTTAAAACACTACTAAACAAGTATAATGGTAAAGACTATAACTATAATAGTCTTGAAATAGTTTCTGCTGGTGATCGCGACCCTGATGCCAACGATGTTTCTGGTATGAGCGCATCAAAACTGCGAGCGTTTGCCACTGATGGTAAGTATGACGAATTCCGCAAAGGAGTGCCTAGTAAGTTGAGCGACCGTGATTCTAAGATAATGTATGATACTATAAGGGAAAATATGGGTATTACAGAAGAACTCACAGAGGTGTTGGATCAACGACAACGCATGAAGCGCAAACAAATCATGCGAAAACTGAAGTCCAAAATCGCTCGCGGTAAAAAGATTGCTGCGAAGAAAAGAGCATCACCGGAAAAACTAAAGATGAGGGCTCAACGCCAAGCAAAAGAAATCATTCGTAAGAAGGTTGCCGGTAAAGGTGGTGAAAACTACGCCAATCTCTCGGTTTCTGGTCGTATGGCAATTGACAAGAAAGTTGAGAAGAAGAAATCAGCGATAGCTCGTATTGCTAAGAAATTGAAGAGCAAGGTCAAACGAGATGAGACTGAACGATTCAAAAAAATGCGAAGCAAGAAAAACGAGGAGTTAGCGCCTCTTCTGATGCCCATAATTGAACAAGTGGAATATGAGACAATCAGCGAAAGCATTGAAAAGAATTTAATAAAAAAAAGTGATCGTTATGGCGTTTCACTTGAAGAGATAAAAAACTTATATATTGATTGTCGTGGTTCTTATTATGTTCACGAAAATACTAAATCAGAAGAACAGTGGACATTTGATCGTCTTAATGTTATTCTCGCCAATAATCAAAAACAAAAGATCAATGAAGCGATTGATCATCATTTGATTGAAGACATACCGTTCTCAGAAAACATATTCCGAATGCATAGTGCGAATTATTATAAGTTGTATACTGAGGCGAAGAAACAATATGCCGCAGGCACACTGTCGGTGGGTGATTCATTTGATCACGAACTACTCACCTCTGATATTGGTGAGTTTGGTTTGTATGAGGGAATTGAAGTTCCTTTAGACTTACCCATGTTAAATGAAGAAGAAGATGTTGAACTAAATAAACCCAAACGCGGTGGTCCAAAGAAGTTCTATGTGCATGTCAAAGACCCGAATACAGGCAATATAAAGAAGGTATCGTTTGGCGATACTTCTGGATTAAAAGTAAAACTTGATGATCCCGCAGCAAGAAAGTCATTTGTTGCTCGTCATCAGTGTGATATGAAGAAAGATAAAACCAAACCAGGATATTGGGCGTGCAGATTGCCACAATTCGCGAAACAACTTGGTCTTTCTGGTGGTGGAAATTATTTCTGGTAATGAATCCATATCTAGAATTGTTAATGCACGATGGAAAGAAAATGAGGACCTTCTCATTAGATGTGCCTGAAATAGAGTTGGTGTGGCACCAAGACGAACACGACCGAAAAGTTGATGTGATGTCAGGTGAAGGATGGCAATTTCAGTATGATAATGAGATTCCGTTTAAGTTGAACAAAGGTGATACATTCACGATTGAATCCATGAGATATCATCGTGTTGTCAAAGGAACAACACCTTTAATATTATTAATTGATGAGGAAAATTGAATGTCAAAATTAGATGACACACCAGAAAGCGTTATGGCCGCAGTTAGAGACATTATGATGAAAAATCAAAATCTCTATCAGAAGGATTTGGAGTCGCAGTTTGCACCACAACAACATGCGACACCAGATGAAGTTGAAGCAGTAACACAAAACAATACGGTAGAAGTTCCTGATCCTGCACCGGCAGCAGTTGATGTTGACCCAGAGACAGTTATTCCTACACCAGAGGAACAAAATGGCAGCTGAAGACCCAGACATAAAAGATCGTAAAGGTTCTCAACCAAAGAAGTACCATACTGGTCTTGCAAAGTCTACAAAGACAAAGCGTGATGCTCACTTTAAAAAAGGTGCGAAAATGGATGACGATAATGCGGCCGCGTACAAACCTGCGCCGGGTGATGCGGATGCCAAGACCAAACCATCTAGTCATACTAAAAAATTCAAAGATATGTATGGTGAAGAGAAAAACCACGAAGAAGTTGTCATTGAAGATGCTGGTAAAGCACTCAAGAATAAGGCAGATAAGACTGGTATGCCGGTGAGCATACTTCGTAAGGTATACAATCGTGGAGTTGCTGCGTGGCGAACAGGTCACCGTCCGGGAACTACTCCAGAGCAATGGGGTCTTGCTAGGGTCAACTCTTTCGTGACTAAATCTTCGGGCACATGGGGAAAGGCCGATGCCGATCTCGCCGCTAAAGTTAGAAACGAGGAAGTTGATGAAGACACCACAACTGATATAAAATCATTTTTAAGTAGAATGACACAGCCTTCCAAATATAAAAAAGCAATTCGTTTGTTCTTAGATTTGAGAAAAAAGAATCCAAATAGTCCTGTACAGAATCTTAGAAAGACTTCTCAAATGACAGGTATTCGTATTCCTGATCTAGATAAGGTGTTTCGAGATATGGTCAAGAAAGGCCAAATGCCAAAACACTTAATCGATTATCCATCTTTTCAATTAGAAGAAGTTGATCTTGATGAAGGCGCAGTTATTTCTACCACTGTTCGTAAAGAAATAATGAAGAATGGCGGTAAAAATGTCGGTCAAAATAATAAAGAAATTTATTTTACACTGAAAGGTAAGAAACATTCGGTGCCACTTTACAAAAACTTTGTTTCTGATAAAGACTACATGAAAATGCAGGATACTTTGAATGAAGCAGTTGATCCTTCTGATACTGGCGGTGCTGAGGAAGTCAGTATGGCGAAAAAACAAATTGCTGCTATGCGCCATTACCTTGATGGTATCGAATCAAGCGTCGAGGCAAAAGGCGATATGGAAGAGTGGTATCAGAATAAACTCACCAAGGCAAATGACTATTTAAAAACACTTTATGGTTATGCGAAAGGCGATGTTGCTGAAGAAGTTGATCTTGATGAAGCAACCTTTAAAGTGGATGTAGAGGGTCTACCGACATTCTATATGGACGCGCCAAGTCAGGGAAAGGTCAACCAAGCACTGAGAAAGTTATTGAGAAAGGCATCTTCAATTGATGATGTTTCACGAACAACAACAACAAAAATTAGACAAGACTTTCGCGATAGAGTCAAAAATCCAACATCAGATTCAGATGAGGATCCATCAGATGAGTGACTTCAAAAAATTCAGTCTCATTTCAGAACTCACCGACCGAGAAAAAGAAATGATTGCGAAGCGTAAGGCATCTCGCTCTAAGAAAAAACTAGCGCCGAAGAAGGTTGCGAAAAAACCTGATGAGAAGAATGCGAAAGGCAACACATTCAGGGGTTCTGCCGATCCCGCTGATAAAAATATAATCATGCAACTCCGTAAGGCACAAGATGTTGGTGGTAATACGGAAATTCGAGTTTCACCGGCCGGTAAAAAAGTAAAACTAAATAAGAAAATGATTGATGCACTTTTGAAAAAACATGATGCATTTAAAAAACCTAGGGAGAAAAGGGTGTTTACTGCGAACTTAATTAAAGCATTACGAAAGAATGAAAAGATCAGGTCGTTTGATGAGGATTTGTCCGAGTCATCTCTTCGAAAGAAGATTGCAAAGCGTGGTGCTGCTGAAACTGCCTTGAAGAAGATGGGCGGCGAGGATGCTGAGATGACAGCATTCCTTGTGAGTCAAGGCGATATGAAAGAACTTGATCAGTTTGTAAAGAAAGTTAAAGGCTCTAATCGCAGTAAGATCCAAGCAATCCTTGATAAGCATCTGAAAGAAGAAGTCGAACTAGATGAAGCGATGATGGACACTTGGACAGTAGAACTTCCTGCGCTTAAGAAGAAGGTTCCAGTTAGAGCCAGAAATTCTCGGGAAGCTATCAAGAAAGCGGCTAAAGTAGCTGGTGCTGATTGGAAGACTGTTAAACTTGGAAAGGTTCAGAAAGAAGAAGTCGATCAGGTTGATGAAGCATTTAAATTCTTTACTACAAAGAATGCGAACGATTTTGGCGAAGACAAAGCACTGAGTTATGGTCGCAAGAAAGGTTATAAAGAAGCTGGTGTGATTGGTGACTCACCGATAAAAGCAATGGTCCTATTTCATCTCAAGTCTGTAGACAAAAAAGATTTGAGAGGAGCAAATATTAAATCTGGCGAGCAAGTGTTCCGCTATGCCACTCGATCTACAGTCGCAGGTGATATCTTCCCGCTGGTTAAAGTCAATCTCGACAAAGGCATGGTTTATTATCTCACACAAGAATCATCTTCTGGTGAAATTGATGAAGTCAAATTCGAAACACGCGGAGCTAAGTTGAAGTTTGCTCGTATGATCTCAGATGTTGCAGAGTCAGTTGAACTTGATGAGATGAAAAGTGATGCTTACGTTGTCGCCGTGAAAGATCCAAACGGTTGGAAAGTCGTTTTCGCTGGAAGCAAAAGAGATCAAGAAAAAGAAATCAAAAAGATGAAAGCCGATGGCAAAAAGATAAACAAAGACTTCCGCGGATACTTTTCACCCGGCAGAAAGATTGGTGACGTTATCAAAGAGTCAGTCGTGCAGGTTGATGAGTCAATAATAAACCGTTTATTTTCGGAGGGTCGGGGTCCGATACCACCCAAACTTATCGCTAAACTCAAGAAAGAGTACGGCTCGATTGATAAGATCGATGTCACAGGTCCTGCTTACAAGAAAATGAAGAAGTATATTAAATCTATCGACAAAGAAGACCTCATGCATCTTGCAAAGGCAAAGATCAAGTGGATCTCACAGTTTGCGGCTAATGAACTTCGCTCGACACACGATGTAAAGATGAAGGCAAAAGAGTATATGGAATCAGTAGAAGAGGAAACAACCATGATCAAAGAGTTAATGAACATATATGAAGAGATCGTGAACGAAAAAGAAAAGGAAGAATGTCCGAAGTGCGAGGGAGAAGGTTGCGATCATTGCGACAATAAAGGTTATCACACTAAGGAAGCACTCGATCCCGTAGGTAAAGCAGACGCCGACATCGACAACGATGGTGATGTTGACAAATCTGATAAATACCTGAAGAATCGGCGAAAAGCAATTTCCAAAGCGATGAAAAAATCTGGTAAAAGCTGATGGGCTGGAGAGACAAAGTGGTTGAAAAAAACCATGAGGTGGTATCACCTCCGGTTAGCCTTGTTTCCAGTAAAAGAAAAGATACATGGCGCGATGAGATACGAGAAACGCGATCTGATAAATATGCGTTTGATGTAAAGAAAACCTATCTCGTTGTAAACGGTAAGATTAAGGAAATTGGTTCGAAGTCAAAATATCTTTTAGATATGTTAATAATAAAAAAGGAAGACTAAAATGGCACTATGGGGAGTAACAGACGGAGCAGAATCCAGACCAAAATACCTAACGCAAGCGGATAAAAATAACACCGTTGCGAAGGCTGAGGGTTGGGTACTAAAGAAAACAGTTGGTTCAAGAAGCATGGAAGAGATTCTTGTCGCAATGAGTCCTGGAACTAACCTTCCAACCGCGCTTGCCGAGGCAACAATCACTGGAGTATACTTCAAGGCTGCATCATACGACCAAGCTGATACTGCAACTGTTGTTGTTAACTGGAATGAAAATGTAGATATCACTAACGGTGCAACATTGACTGTTACTGGTTCGGTCACTGGGGCAATTACTGCAACAGCTGCCGCACAAACTGTTGTTAATAAAGGTGAATTCACATTTACAGTTCCATCTCAAGCAGAAGACTTGTCAATCGGCGCTGGTTCTATAACAGGAACTATTGTTGATACTGCGACAGCTGTCGTATCAGATAAGACATTTGCCGCCGGCGACAGATTGGGCGCTGCTGGAACAGGCACTTACGCAGATATTAGTGTCGCTTAACTAAGATAAAACATTATGATGAGAAGCTTGAACGAATCAAATTTTGTATTGTATGCTGCTGCGAATTATGAAAATATACATTGTTACGACACTCAAGAGTTTTATGAAGATTTGAATAAGTTGAAATATCTGAAAAGATTATTTTCACGATATTATATGAAGGATGAATTGAGAGAACGATTGATCTTAAATCATCTCACTACACTTTATAATATTTTTGAGTTTCGTGCAATTACTAGAATGCTCTTTTTTAGAATTGAAGAAAAACACTGGCCTATACTGAAAACCTTTTTAGTTTTCTTAAACTATATGCCTGATATAATATATGATATTGATCCTCACGGTGATATCCGCACAGAGTATGTGTCTATCGAACCACAAATAGCAAACTGTTTAAGGAATATATAGTGGCAAAAGGTGTATTGGACCTCACCGCAGTATACATGTTTCTCAAAAAATTAGTCTTACCCTTTGAAAAGTGGGAAGCATTTGAGGCGGGTGTTATTGACAAAGATGGTAAAATCCTTATTCCTAAAGATAAGAGGGATATGAAACAGAGTAACTCATATGGATACTTTGATCGTCTTGTTGCCAATCTTAAAAAACTGATGGGTAAAATCCCAGGTGGGCGCACACGACTCGCAAGTTTTGCCGCAGCGTTACTACTACTCCGTGAAGAGAACATTGATCCAGACGATATACCGACGCTCACAGAACGACTTAACCACTATATGACTGAAGCAGAAACACTGATCGAGGACATGTCCGCAGGTTCGGGCGCCATTGCCGGTATAGGTGTGGGAGATGATGGGGAACCAGGCATCTCACCCGATGTGGTGAAAAAGAATAAAAAGAAAAAGAAGAAGGCAGAAGTGGGTCGAAAGATTTTATCCTTTAAAGACCACTCTGACAAAGCATGATAAAGTATGTTGTCTCACTTGCCTTCGTGGCAATGATTGCGGCCGCGGGTAAATTATATTATGAAGATAATAAAAATACGATCGCGACCTTAACTCAACAGAATGCGGAGTTAAAGATAGCGCTTGACATGTGTGTGGCTGACAAACAACAACTGATTGAAGAAAGAAATAGATTACAGGAAAATAGTAAAGAACTTGAACAAAGTTTAATACGATCTGAAGAATATCAAGACATACTCGCAAAGAAGTTTAGAGAAAATGATATGGTGTTATATTCTTTGCGTAAACCCAATTGGATGGAAAATATTATTAATGATGGAACTGAAAAAATATTTAGGGATATTGAGTCTGACACTGATAACATCGTGCGGGCACCTTGAACCTAAAGAACGCATTGTCACCGAATATGTAAAGATTGGTGTACCGGTTCAAGAAAGACCGAAACCAGTTACTCTGTATGATGTTCGATTTGATGTTGTCACTAAAGACAACATCGATCAGTTCATAGAAGAAAATAAGAAAGCATTTGGTGGTATCATCTTTCTTGGGTTGACAATACCAGATTATGAGAACATGTCTCTGAACATTGCTGAACTTCGTCGATACATCAATCAACAGAAGTCTATCATTGTTTTTTATGAAAACTCACTAAGTGTGAAAAACACTAAATAAAACATTAACCTATAATTGATCATATCATTGTATTCATTTGTTTTATATAATTATAACTCATTGCTTTATAATTAAAAGGATCCTATAATGAATGATCAAAACAGCAGCCCAAATTTGCTATCACCGTCTCATTACACGCATCGTTTAGATCGCATTGAAGAAAAAATAGATAGGCTCGCTGACGCAATGATTTCAATAGCGAGGGCTGAGGAAAGAATTGTGGCCATAGAAGCGGATCGCCAAGACTATTGGAATAGAATGAATTCGCACTCAGAAAAGATTGACGCCCACGATGATCAGATTGCGGAATTGAATATGACTCTTTCAAAAACAACCAGCGTTCTGGAAGTTGTTGATAAACATGCCGCAACTGATAAAGAAAATATGTGGAACAGTTTCAAAGAACAAGGTCAACGAGTGGGTGATTTGGAAAAACAACTATCCGATATGAAGAAAACCACCAGTTTGATTAACAAGGTAACTTGGATGATCGCAGCTACAGCAACAATGTTAGTGATGAACCATTTCATTCAATTTCTTCCCCCATAATCTCTAAAAAGTATTGACATTTCCTAATATAAAGGTTATAATCACATTGTGACTTAGAAAGGTAATTGATTATGTGGTTAGAACAAAAGTATATTGGTATGCTGTCCAACCGGTTGGATAGATTTAAACGCATCAACCGTAACATCTTCAACTTTCGTTGCCCTGTCTGTGGTGACTCCCAAAAAAATAAATCCAAGGCGCGAGGATTTATATTCGCTAAAGATGACTCTGGTTATTTATATCACTGTCACAACTGTAACATCACACTGGACCTTGAAAAACTCATTCAACAGTTGGATCCATCATTACATGCCGAGTATGTAAAGGATCGTCTGAGTGAGAAGTATAGTGGCACTCAGAGAGTGAAACGAAAGACTGATGTAGAAATACTTGCTGATAAGATGAAGAAACCTAAGTTCATCCAGTTTTCTTGTTTGCTCAATCTTAAAAAAATATCCCAACTTGAGTGGAATCATCCAGCGAAGAAATATGTGGTTGACCGACACATACCGAATAAGTATCATAGTAAGTTGTTCTATGCTCCGAAGTTTAAGAAGTTTACAAATAGTTTCTTACCTGGTAAATTTGCGAATGAGTTCAAAGATGAACCGAGACTTATCATACCTCTCATTGACCAGAATAAAAACCTGTTGGGATTTCAAGGTCGGTCATTTGATCCTAAATCAAATCTACGGTATCTAACTATCATGCTTGATGAACATCATCCAAAAATATTCAACTTGGACGAATGTGATCAATCTAAAACACACTATATATTTGAAGGACCAATTGATAGTATGTTCGTTCAGAACTCTATTGCCATGGCAGGTGGATCTATTGATTGGAACTTTGTAAATGATAACTCGGTGTTTGTGTATGACAACGAACCGAGATCAACCGAAACAATACAAAAAATATCAAAAGTGATCGACAAAGGTTATAAGATAGTTATATTGCCAGAGTATCTATTACAGAAAGATATAAATGACATCATGTTAACTCATGAATGTCTTGACATTGATGGCGTATTGAGTGATAATATATCTTCAGGTTTAGAATCAAAAATCTTGTTGGCCGCGTGGAGAAAAGTTTAATGGAAAAAGAAAATCAAATTATTTACGCAGAATATCACAACGAGAAACATAAACGAACTGCGGTAGTCACTAAAGATAAGTATCATTATGTGGTGAAATGTTATGAGAAATCACAGTTGAAATACACAAGGTTGTTAGAAAATAAAACGATTCGTTATGCTGAGGATCTAGCTGAAAATTATGTAGAAGGTTATGGAGAGTTCAAAATTGCAAGTTTATGTAACTAAAAGAAATGGCGGGAAAGAAAATCTAGACCTTGAGAAGTTCCATAAAGTCGCGAGTTTTGCGTGTGAGGGTCTTGCCGGTGTGTCATCGTCCGAACTTGAAATTAAAACACACCTTCAGGTCTATGACAACATAAAAACAATCGATATACAAGAGACGCTGATTAAAGCCGCATCGGAACTCATCACTGAGGATCAACCAAATTATCAGTTTGTCGCAGGTCGTTTAATCAACTATGCTCTTCGCAAAGAGGTATACGGACAGTTTGAACCTCCTACGCTCATAGAACATATTGTTGAATGTGTTGATAATCTCGTATACGATAACATCTTAGTGGAAAAGTATACGCCCGAAGAGATTGAACAACTGAATGGTTTCATTCAACACGACCGTGATTTCGATTTGACATATGCTGCGATGGAACAAATGCGCGGTAAGTATCTGGTTAAAAATCGTGTTACAGGAGATATTAAAGAAACACCACAGATGGCAATGATGTGTATTGCTATGGTGTTGTTTGAAAACTACAAAAAGGATCGCATTAAATGGGTCGTTGATCTATACAATGCATTATCAACATTTGATATAAGTTTACCTACTCCAATCATGTCAGGTGTTCGAACACCGCAGCGTCAGTTCTCCTCGTGTGTATTGATTGAAACGAGTGATGATCTTGACTCAATCAATGCAACCTCGTCATCAATCGTAAAATATGTTTCACAGAAGGCAGGTATCGGCATTGGCGCAGGGAGCATTCGTTCACTTGGCAGCCCTATTCGCAACGGAGATGCTGCTCACACCGGTGTAACACCTTTTTTCAAATACTTTCAAAGTGCGGTAAAAAGTTGTTCTCAGGGTGGGGTTCGCGGTGGCGCTGCTACTCTCTATTATCCCATATGGCATCTTGAAGTTGAAGACATGTTGGTGTTGAAGAACAACAAAGGCACTGAAGACAACCGTGTCAGGCAACTCGATTACGGAGTGCAGTTCAATAAAGTCATGTATGAACGATTACTCTCTGGCGGTAACATCACACTCTTTTCTCCCAATGATGTTCCGGATTTATATGACGCATTCTTTGTGGACATAGATAAGTTCCGAACTCTTTACGAGAAGTATGAACGAAGCACCAAGATACGAAAAAAATCAATCTCTGCTTCCGAACTGTTCAGTATTTTTGTTCAAGAAAGAAAAGATACCGGTCGCATCTATCTAATGAATGTTGATCACGCCAATGATCATGGCGCGTTCATAAAGGAGGAAGCACCTATACGAATGAGCAATCTTTGTTGTGAAATTAATCTTCCAACGAAACCGCTCAAACATTTGCATGATGAGGAAGGCGAGATTAGTCTCTGTACACTCGCAGCAATAAACTGGGGAAAGATTCGTAAGCCTGAAGACTTTGAAAAACCTTGCACTCTTGCGGTTCGCGCACTTGATGCTTTATTAGACTTTCAAGAATATCCTGTGATTGCCGCGGAGTTAAGCACAAAGAACCGGCGACCACTGGGCATAGGCATTATCAACTTCGCATATTGGTTAGCGAAGAATGATACAAACTATCAAGAACCGAACTTAGAGTTGATTGATGAGTATGCGGAAGCATGGTCATATTATTTAATCAAGGCGAGTTCTGATCTGGCAATAGAGTTTGGACCTTGCCATAAGTCTAATGAAACAAAGTATGGTCGAGGTCTTACACCTAATCAAACATACAAATCAGATGTTGACGAACTGGTGAAACCTAATATTCGTATGGATTGGAAAACTCTCAGAAATCAACTGGCGTTGAATGGTATTCGCAACTCTACGTTGATGGCGTTAATGCCGTCCGAAACATCAGCACAGATATCAAACAGCACGAATGGTATAGAACCACCTCGTTCATTGGTGTCTGTGAAACAGTCTAAAGATGGTGTATTAAAACAAGTTGTGCCGAGTATACACCGACTCAAGAATAAATACGACCTACTCTGGGATCAGAAATCGCCAGAAGGTTATTTAAAGATTATGGCGGTGCTTCAGAAGTATATTGATCAAGGCATTTCTGTCAACACATCATATAATCCTCTACATTACAATGAAGAAAAGATACCAATGTCAGAAATGTTGCAACACATTTTAATGTTTTACAAGTATGGTGGAAAGCAACTTTACTACTTCCAGACATACGATGGTGCTGGCGACGATAAGTTTGGTGCCGACGATATGCCCGAACTGGAACAAACGGTAGTAGATGACGAATCCTGTGACAGTTGTAGCATATGACTTGGAACTATCGCATTTGTCATAGACCGTCAGTAGCTGGTAGCGGATACTGTATACACGAGGTCTACTACGACAGCAAGGGAAGGATTGAAATGATTACTGAACGGCCAATGACTCCAAATGGAGATGTTCCTGATGATTTATATGAAGATATGGCATTGATGTGGAAAGCATTTGATGATGAACCTATTAATCTAGATTACATGGATAAACTGCTTAAAAGAGTAAAAGGAAAGAGCCAGTAATGTCTATATTCAATACAAAAAAGATTGACGCAACAGAACAACCTATATTTTTTGGTGAGCCTGTTAACATTGCTCGTTATGATAAACAGAAATATAATATTTTTGAAAAACTAACTGACAAACAACTAGGATTTTTTTGGCGACCAGAAGAAGTTGATATTAGTAAAGACAGCAAAGACTTTAAATCATTGACTGATCATGAAAAGCATATCTTCACCAGCAATCTAAAGCGACAGATACTTCTGGATTCGGTTCAGGGTCGTGGACCCGTTGAAGCATTTCTACCCGTCTGTTCGTTGCCTGAACTTGAGAACTGGTTGGTCACTTGGTCATTTTTTGAGACTATACACTCGCGATCTTATACTCACATTATACGAAACATCTACTCACAACCATCTGAAGTATTTGATACGATGTTAAATATAAAAGAGATTGTGGATTGTGCAGATTCAATCTCAAAATATTATGATGATTTAATAATGCGAAATGGAATAAATCCTGACTTTGGTAGTTACGAGCATAAAAGGTCTTTATGGTTAGCACTGAATGCCGTGAATGCTTTAGAGGGTATTCGATTCTATGTGTCGTTTGCTTGTTCGTGGGCATTCGCTGAACTCAAGAAGATGGAAGGCAACGCAAAGATTATCAAGTTTATTGCTCGTGATGAGAATATTCATCTGGCATCTACGCAACAGTTGATTAAGTTATTGCCTAAAGAAGATACAGATTTCATCAAGATTGCCGAGGAGACAAATGAAGAAGTGATAAATATCTTTTCAGAGGTTGTCAATCAAGAAAAATCTTGGGCGAAATATTTGTTTAAAGATGGAACTATGATTGGACTCAATGAGTCACTGTTATGCGACTATATAGATTGGATCGCAAATAAGAGAATGTATTCCATCGGAATGTCAAACAATCGTGGCGGTAGTAATCCGTTACCTTGGACGCAAAAGTGGATTAGCGGGTCAGATGTTCAAGTGGCACCGCAAGAAACTGAAATCACATCGTATGTGATTGGGGGAATCAAGAAGGACTTGGATGAGTCCACATTTAAAGGATTTTCATTATAATGAAAAAAGAAAGAATACACTGTTTAGCCTGTGAGACAAAAACTGATATCATCGTTTGGGAGGCCAACATACCTGAAGACGAGGTTGAGTTTAGTTATTGCCCAGTATGTAGTGCGAGTGTAGAAGACTTTGACTGGATGCAGAAGAATATTCCATTAGACGAAGAATGAGTAGTTATTCAAATCCTTGGTATTATGAGGGAGAAGTGTTTGAATCGGATATGATTGGCGACTATTACGGATTTGTATACATCCTAGAGAACAAAGATACCAATAGATTCTATATCGGTAAGAAGTTTTTTTGGTCATCAAAAATACTACCTGTGACCAAGACTAGAAAAAGAAGAAAGAAGACTAAAGTAGAATCCGATTGGAAGAAATACTACGGATCAAATAAACAACTTCAAGGCGAGATAGAAGAAAAAGGTATTGACAATATAACAAGAAACATGTTAGTATTGTGTAATACGAAAACACAATGCGCTTACTATGAGGTTGTGGAACAAGTGAATCGCCAAGTTTTATTGAGCGACAAGTTTTACAATGAGTTCATGGGCGGCAAAATTTCCGGCAAATATTTAACCGAGATAAAATATGATGATAAAGATTTACTCTAAAGATAACTGTAGTCACTGCGTTTCAGCGAAGAGTTTTTTGACACAGAAAAACCTAGAATACACCGAAGTCGTGATTGGTGAGGATATCACCAGAGAAGAGTTCGTTGAACAATATCCAAGCATTGGCACAGTGCCAGCAATTTTTATTGATTCCGAATTTATAGGCGGATTTAAGCAATTGATTAATATCATTAAGTGAGAACCAAATAGATGTCTGAAAGTAAATATCAAATGCAACAAAAAGTGACGAGAATAAAAAAGACCGGTGAGATTGTAAAAGTTGTCGGAACCGCTGACAGTATGCATACGTATTGTTTGTTCTCTTTACCCGATAAAACAAAACGCGGGTATCGTGCTGACATTCGTTCGGTGAAAAATAGCAATCTTATGAGTGACGGGGAAAGTTAATGGCTGAAATAATTGATGGTGTATTTGTTCGTAATGAAACAAATGAAAATTCTATGGGCGGCACCGAACGACTGACAATGCAGTTGGCCGATAGAGTGAATAAAGAACTACTCCAAGAGTGTCAGATTATTTCATCTCGCATTCGCAGCGACCTACAAGAAGATAAGATTCGCATCTTTTGGGCACATGACCTACCGAACGATCCCGAGTCGCATTTTCTGAAAGACAAACACATGATTGACTCATTTCATATATTTGTTTTTGTCTCTAACTGGCAAATGCAGTCATATATGAATGCCTATCAGTTACCTTGGTCCAAGTGTGTGGTGTTACTCAACGCAATTGATCCCATTGAGGAACATGAGAAACCTGCGGATAAAATCAATTTGATTTACACCTCAACACCTCACCGTGGCCTGAATCTACTGGCACCCGTCTTTGCAAAACTCTGTGAGACTCACGATAACATACATCTCAATGTATACTCTTCTTTTGAGTTATATGGATGGAAAGAGCGAGACGAAGCTTACCGCGAATTGTTTGATATTGTGGACTCACATGAAAATATGACCAACCACGGCACCGTGTCAAATGAAGAGATTCGTGAAGCACTCAAACAATCGCATATACTTGCCTATCCGTCTATCTGGCCAGAAACTTCTTGCATGGTGCTCATGGAAGCGATGTCAGCGGGTCTGGTCTGTGTTCACTCCAACTATGCAGCACTGTATGAGACAGCTGCCAACTGGACTCAGATGTACCAGTTACACGAAGAACAAACAATACATGCAGGTAATTTCTATCGGATGCTTGATTCGGTGATCACACACTATAATGAACCCATGATGCAGTCGCGTCTTCCCCCTATGATGAGTTACACGAATGTTTTCTATGGATGGCAGGGCAGAGTCAATCAATGGGAAGCTCTAATCAGTTCTTTGATCAATGGCACAGAAGACCGTTCTTTACCTGAAGAGAACTTCAATTATAAAACAGGAACTTAAAATGATCGCTAACTCAGTCAGTAATGTCATTCAGTTTCCGATCTCGCAGCGAAAAGAGAGTATTTTGTCGGATAGTGTAGCTGTTCTGAAAGACCTTGAAGAATATTGTGACGAACTTACTTCCGACATTATGACCAGTATGTTAACAGAAGATTTTCCTGTTGACAGTGACGATTTTATTCAAGACATATCGTTACTCTTTGAGTCCGTCCGATCAATCGCATATAAGTCTCACGGATTGTTTCATCCAGTGCAAGATGTTGCCAACACGATGTTTTTTTCTGCCGTGGTAGAGATGTTAAATGATCAGCAATTATCTCTTGACTTAGATGACGATGATGAAGTATAATATATACTAATAGAAAGATTGAGAATATATATGATAATTGTGGATTTAAATCAGGTGATGATCTCCTCTTTGATGTCATCATTGCGTGGACAACCTATAGCAGATGAAAATCTAATTCGGCATATGGTATTGAACTCATTGCGTACCAATCGCCTGAAGTTCTCAGGGAAGTTTGGTGAAATGATCATTGCTTGCGATGATACAAACTACTGGCGCAAGCAAATCTTTCCATACTATAAAGCAAGCCGAAAAAAGTCCCGTGAAAAGTCGCCTCTTGACTGGAATACAATCTTTCAGATTTTAAACAAGATACGCGAAGAAATCAAAGACAACTTTCCCTATCCTGTCATCCGTGTAGAGTCCGCTGAAGCTGATGATATCATTGCTTCCCTCTGTCACGAGAAAGGTCGGTATTTGGGCGGTGATCCTATACTGATTCTTTCGGGCGACAAAGACTTCATGCAGTTGCAGAAATATTCCAATGTACATCAGTATGACCCCACCAGAAAAAGATTTCTTCAGTGTTCTGAACCTGACAAATATCTTGTGGAACATGTTCTTCGCGGTGACACTGGTGACGGCATACCAAACTTCCTATCTTCTGATGATACCTTTGTCAGCAATTCAAGGCAGAAACAGTTACGACAAACACTTGTCGACCGTATTGTGTCAATTGAGAATCCGAACGAATGGGATGGTATGACTGAAGAATTGAAAAGAAACTACCACCGTAACCGCATGTTAATAGACTTGACGGAAGTACCTACAAACATTCGCGATGAAGTAAAGCAACAATACCAAGAACAATCTAATAAAGATCGATCTAAGTTGTTTAATTATTTTATCAAGAATAAACTCAAAAACCTGATGGAAAATATAACCGAGTTCTGATATGAAACTACCACTAATGGCCGACATCTTCAGCCGAGTAGAAAAAGAAACGAGTCGCAAAAGAAAAGTTGCTATTCTAAGGCATCATCGTCCCAACAGTCTAATGTTGAAGATGTTGAAATATAACTTCGATCCAAATATTGAGTTTGATTTGCCTGAAGGCGATCCTCCCTTCAAGAAGAATGATGCCATTAATGACAATGATTCTGGTTTATATGGAGAAGAAAGACGCCTATATTTGTTTATCAAAGGCGGTAATCCAAACTTGAAATCGGTTCGTAGAGAGGAGTTATTCATTCAGGTGTTGGAGAGTATTCATCCGCGTGAGGCAAAAGTTTTATTGGCGGTGAAAGATAAGTCCTTGTCTTATAAAGGACTTACCAAGAAACTTGTTGAGGAGGCATTTCCAGGACTACTATGAGTAAGACTAAAGGTGATCGCCTACACAACCAACATAGGCGCGAAGAGAGAAAGAAAAATAACCGATTCGATCATATACTACAACTAAAAGAGAAGCGTGTTCTAAACGCTTTGCGTAGTAATGATATTGATGAAATTCTATCGTTCGACGAATTCACAAAAAGATAAATAAAAGATGCCTACCTATAATTTTAGGAACAATGACACTCGTGAAATAACCGAGGTCATCCTCAAGATTTCGGAACTTGATACATACAAGTCTGAAAACCCGCACCTCACTCCCATCCATATCTCTGTACCACCTACGGTACGGTCTGACGGCAACCTGAAGCCGGACGATGGTTTTCGTGATGTGCTCCGCGGTATCAAAAAAGCAAGCAGCAGGAGGAATAATATAAACACCTTTTGATATGATTTGGTAAGTGGAAACCCATAACCCATAACTAATAAGGTAATCATATGTCACTTTCAAAACGGAAAAGACGGGCACTTCGCAAGCAAGGTATTTTAGATGCGTCCGATAGAGTACCAACGAGAGGCATGAAATTGCGCGAAATCACACCAAAGACCGACAACCAACAAATAACATTTACAGAGTATGACAAGGAAAAACATCTACTCTTACACGGTTCACCAGGAACTGGGAAAACTTTTTTATCATTATATCTTGCTTTATACGACATATTCGAATATAATGATAATACAAAGGACAAAGTTGTCGTCATTCGTTCAGCACAACCATCAAAAGATATAGGATTTTTACCAGGAAAAGAATCCGAAAAGATGGCCCACTACGAATCACCATACCAAAGTATCTGTTCAGAATTGTTCAATAGAGGAGACGCCTACGATATTCTGAAACAGAAAGGATTATTAGAATTCCAATCAACATCATTTCTACGAGGTACAACAATTGATAATGCGGTTATCATACTCGACGAGGCACAAAATTTATCGTACATGGAACTCAAGACGGTAATGACTCGCGTAGGTGACAACTCAAGAGTTATTGTATGCGGTGATATGTTGCAGGATGATTTTACGAGTTCTAGATACAATCAAGAATCAGGACTCTCCGTAATCATGAGAATTTTTGACAGAATGGATTGCATGTCTCGTGTCGAGTTTGGCATCGAGGATATCTGCCGCAGCGGATTCGTCAAGAATTTTATCATTGCCGAACATGAACTGGGGTCTTTCAGACCGGAGATGTTGCGGGCAGTGTAACTGGTGAGTATAAGTCATTGATTTTATTATACAAATAAAAATGCTTGACTTAGACCACGATTTATAGTATAATGGTCTATTAAATTATAAAATGAAGAGAACGAGTGAAAACTTTTGATTATGAATTATTCGATTCGGTAGAATTGAAGCGTATTAATGTGAATGGAAAGAGACTGTATCTGACCGAGTCTGGAGATAGATATCCATCAGTCACTACAGTCCTTTCCTATTTTTCGCGAAAAGGTATTGCTAAGTGGAGAGAACGAGTTGGTAATAAAGAGGCCAATAAAATCTCCACTCAAGCATCTGGATTTGGTACATCGGTTCACAACATCGCGGAAAAATATACCCTCGGTATATTGGATCCGAAAGAAGAAAACCCCATTGCCCTCTCATCATTCCGAACAATACAACCACATCTCGATGATAATGTAGATAAAATCTATGGTGTGGAAACTCGAATGTATTCGGATGAATTAAAGACAGCAGGTACGGCTGATCTTATCTGTCGGTATGATAGTAAGAATACTATACTTGACTTCAAAACTTCCCGCAAACGAAAAACCCATAGTCAGGTTAAAACCTACTTCATGCAATGTGCTGCCTATGCGATCATGGTCAAAGAGCGTTATGACGTTGACATTGAACAGGCAGTGATCTTAATGGCCGTTCGCGAAGATAACAATCCCATCGTCTTTAAAGAAGACATCAAACCTTGGATCGATATGACTCGAAAATTCTTTGAGTTATATAATGCAGGTAAATTTGAGGATTGATGACCGAATGACAACTCAGAGAGGATTCACTTTTATAGAACTGTTGATGGCACTGTTGATGTTAACGGTGCTTGTTACTATTTCCGCTCCAAGTTATGAATCAATGATTACCAAGCAAAAACTTCGCGCTACTTCGTCGGACATACGTTCAGCACTGATGCTGACACGAAGCGAAGCGATACTTACCACCGAATCATCAACACTACAACCTAAACAGTCGGACTGGAATAATGGTTGGCAAGTGATCTCTGGTGGAAATGTCGCCGGAGACTTCGCACCAAATAAACATGTACATGTAGAAGGACCGAGTAAAGTTCGTTATTCTTCTTGGGGAAGAAATACAACAGGACTAGGATGTCAGAGTTTTAGTATCGCATATAATGGGTGTGCAATCTGTATTTACTTAGATGTTGATGGTTCTTCGTTTGTCGATAATGGCGAATGTTTAGATCAATGCCCGATAGAACCCGATCAAAGAAATGTCTGGAACAAAGCGTGTAAAGGAAACTAGGAGATATGCACAATGAGTGAGCTCAAATTAGATGTCGATGCTGGCGCTTGGTTAGATACTAAAGGCGCAACGACTACAGTATTCATTGGTGATGCATCTGAACCATGTATAGAGATTGTAGAGACATATGAAGAGTTGATCGATAAAGAACTTCAAGCACATTGTGGCGGCGATTTGATCCTCAAAAGAAATCAACCAGACGCAGAAGAATTTGTGAATGCAATGGCTGAAGCGGCAGAGTATGCAAGACAAAGATATGAGGCAATGAAAGAATGAATTGATAAATATCATATAGTGAAGGCGAATCGCGTAACGCAAAATAAATGAAGAAATTTTATATCAGAGGATTCACATAATGTCCTATTCAGAAAAACTTTTAAATCACTACGAGAACCCACGCAATGTGGGACGAATGGATGAACACGACATCAATGTAGGCACTGGTATGGTAGGCGCGCCTGCGTGTGGTGATGTAATGCGGTTACAGATACAAGTGAGTGATGACGGTATTATTCAAGACGCTAAGTTCAAGACATATGGTTGTGGCAGTGCGATTGCCTCCAGTTCTCTTTTGACAGAGTGGGTCAAAGGTCTCAGCATTGATGAAGCAAACACAATCAAGAATACTGAGTTAGCAAAAGAACTCTCTCTACCGCCAGTAAAAATCCACTGTAGTGTTCTGGCAGAAGATGCCATTAAAGCAGCAGTGAAAGACTATAAAGCAAAACATGATATCAGTTGATGACAAAGCTGCCTATTGGTTGAAGTCTCAACTACTTGACCGTGGTTATGGTTCAGGTATTCGGTTGGGCACAAAGACATCTGGATGTACTGGATACAAATACATACTGGAATATGTAAACGAACCAACCCCAGAAGACATTTCATTTGAGACATTGGGTTTGACTTTCTTTGTTGATCCGAAAAGTATGCCAATGTTGAAAGGTATGAATGTTGTTTATAAAGTAGAAGGTCTTAACGAAGGCATTGATTTTGAAAATCCAAACGTAAGCGCGCAATGCGGTTGCGGCGAAAGTTTTGCCATATAGGGCAATGATCGTTCTCTTCCTCGGTAGCACAATGGTAGTGCATCTGACTGTTAATCAGAGGGTTGTTGGTTCGAGCCCAACCCGAGGAGCCACATCCCCGAGCAATTTTTCTCTAAGTTATTGATTTTATTGAGAAAATTGGGCGATTGACTTAGACCTTGGTTTATCATATAATGGTTGTATTGATTGAGAGAGAAAGGAGAGTTATATAATGATCTTCACCACCAACGGTTGTTTCGCAGGTCACCGTCGAGTTGAGGAAGTCAACGAACTCCTCGCCGTTCCTGGGATGACCATGGACTTGGCAGAGAAGTATTCGCAATACCTCGCGCGAAAACAGCAGGTAAAAAATACTGGTCGGTCAAACGGTTCCTATCGTGACTCAAACCGTCAGAAGGTGTATCAGTCTGAGTGGGCATTTCAAAAGCAGGTTCAGATTAAACAGTTTGACACCTTCAAGGACGCCGAGCGTCGCCTCAAGCAGATCCTCAACTCTAAATTGTGGAAAGACCTTTCTGAGGACAAGTTTGTTTACCTTGAGCAGAAACGCGATATGGGTGGGCGCAGTCGAACTGCTGGTCGTGCTCACTACGGTGGCAAGATTGACCTTTGCCCCACTCACGGCATGGATGAGTACACCCTGCTTCACGAACTCGCCCATCAAGCAGGTGCCATGCACCATGACGTGAAGTTCCGGAAGATCCTACTTCGCCTTGTATCGCGCTTCATGGGCACTGAGGCAGCGTCTATTCTGAAGAAGGAGATGCGTTCACGGGGATTGAAACTCACCCTGAACACGTCTGTGAAGTCCCCTGA